GAGCAAATCCAAAGTTGTTATTCTGCAGCTGGGTTAAAAGTTCGACTTGCTCTATTGGAGAAATTTTCAAGGAAGACTCCATCCAATAGGTGGAGAAATCACCACTTATATTTTCGTTTCCATATCCAATTTCCTGAATATAGTTGGAAATGTTAGCGGCTCCAAGCTGTTCGTCCACAGATTCAAAATACCAATTCACAGAGGAATTCATTGCTGACTGTAAGGTCTGGTCTGCATTCCATGCTTCAAATGGATAGGTTTCTCCATTCCATGCAATGAACGAATTTTCCGGTGTAATGATATCTTCTTCCAATCCGAACAGGGCATCGTATATCTTGTAGGTGGAGTTTGGTGCAACTCGCAGGGTGGCATGCTCCTTGTCGTGTATGCTCCATGCATCATTTTCCAAATCGTATAAAACAAAGCTGCCTTCGTATTCTCCGAAGTATGTGGAGAGGTCTACATAGGAAACATTCTCAGAAGAGGAATCCCATTGGTAGTGGCTTCCGTCTGCTGCGTATGTAGAAATAAAAGGTGCGAATCCAAGGAGAAGAACAGCAGTCAACATGAATGCAGTCATACCTTTTATTCTTTTCATAAATGTCGGCTTCTCATAAGAGGCAATGTTGATAATTCTTCGTTTCATCTGCTCCATGTTTCCACCAAGGCCGGCGGCAAACGGAAAAGGAGTAAGTGAAACCTTCTCTGCAAAGTTAATCAGTGTATTACCATAATCTTCGTAAGCATCCTCTTCAAGCATTTTCAAAACGGAAGTGTCACAGGCAACCTCTCTGTCATTACGCATTTCTTTCAGTGCATACCAGACAAGAGGATTGAACCAATATATTACCCCGGCAAGATTCATCAGATAACTGGCAACAGCATCTTTGTGCTTATAGTGCTGCAGTTCGTGCAACAGCATATACCGCATATCGGATTCGTTGTAATCAGAGATCAGATGAATCGGCAGATAAATACATGGTTTCAAAAGTCCCACAATAATCGGGGATTTCAAAAATGCAGTACTGTAAACAGGGATATTTCTGTGAATTCCCATTTCCTCCAAACATCGATGATATAGTCTGCGTACCTCCGGGTTCTGAAGGGGAAGTGCAGATTTCTCCAAATTGCGTAGGCGGAGTGAGGATTTGATTACTAATATAATCATTGCAAAAATGCCTACAGTCCATATCCCTAATAATATGTATCCAGCAATGGATGGTGTCTCGCTATTTACAGAAAGTGCGAAATCATTCATCCAGTCTGTATTTCCGGTCGGATGAATTCCCACAGCTTCCCCCATAGCGGTTGCGGTACCAGAAGCAGGAGAGCTTCTTAAGCTACCAAGCCACGAGAAGATTTGTGGAAATCCGATGAGACGGAACGGTATAAAGGGAACTGCCAGCAACCCAAGAAGCAGGAACCACAGATTATACTGCATCCGGCTGGACAGGTTGTTTTTGAATATCCGCTTGGCTATCAAAAGAATTCCGATGATACCGCTGATAAATACATTGCATATTAAAAAGCGTATCATAAAATTAGCCACGTTAATTTCCTCCTTTTTTTGACCTCTTGGAAAGAAGGGAACGGAGGGTGTCTATTTCTGTTTCAGACAGTCTGTCATTTTCTATATAGGCAGACAGCATGGCAGTGATATCCCCGTCATAGTATCGTTCCAGAAAAGAGTTGCTTTCCTGGCCGATGTATTCGCTTTCTTTCACGACTGGGGTATAAACAAACACTCGGCTCTGTTTTTCATAAGTTAGAACGCCTTTTGTTACGAGACGTTTGATTAAAGTCTGTATCGTCTTAGGACTCCAGCTTGTGGTCTGTAATAATTTATCTGTTATTTCATTGGTACTGATCGGCGCATGTTTCCATACGATTTTCATAACTTCAAATTCAGCTTCAGAAATCTGTGGTAAATCGTTCATTTTAAATCCCTCCTTAAATCTTACGGCTGTAATAAATATATTATAGACGTTATTTATGTGGTTGTCAATTTCAGAAAAAACATATTGACTTGAAATCTTACTTGTGTAATAATTGAAATATTACAAATACATCATTTTACCATACTGCTGGATACCGGAAGATAACATGAGACTCCGTGTCAGAAGGGACCATGTTCCTTATGATGTGTGGGCAGCAGAAGGGAGTCTGGAAACCACGGAAGGAAATGTCATTCATTATGGTTTTATAGAGAAATTTATAGAGGAACTTGGTACGAAGTACCACATAAAAGAAATTGCATTTGACCGTTGGGGTGCAACGCAGATGGTGCAGGATTTGGAAGGTATGGGATTTACTGTTGTTCCTTTCGGGCAGGGGTATAAGGATATGAGTCCGCCAACGAAGGAACTTATGAAGCTGACACTTGAGGAGCGAATTGCCCACGGTGGGCATAAGGTTCTCCGTTGGATGATGGATAACGTGTATGTCAGACAAGACCCTGCCGGAAATATCAAAATGGATAAAGAAAAATCTACAGAGAAAATTGATGCTGCAGTCGCAACCGTCATGGCACTTGACCGTGCAATCCGTAATCAGGGAAGTGATGGCAGTGTGTACGATGCCAGAGGAATTCTGGTGTTTTAGGAGGATGACATGATTTTGGTCAGCATATTAGGCTTCTTTCTCATAAGGGAAGCAATCAATCAGGCATTGGAGGGATAGCAGATGGGAATAAAAAGTTTGTTTGGTTTCGGTCAGGCGAGGGATAAGCCTGTACGGAATTACAGCAATGGTGAGTATACATTCAATTTCGGACGAAGCACCAGCGGAAAGAGCGTCAATGAAATGACAGCCATGCAGACTACTGCAGTTTATGCATGTGTGAGGATTTTGTCAGAAGCAATCGCATCGCTTCCAATTCATGTATATCGATACAAAGACGGTGGGAAGGAAATGGTTTGTGACCACCCGCTTTATACGCTGCTCCATGATGAGCCAAACCCGGAGATGATTTCATTTGTGTTCAGAGAAACGCTGATGAGTCATCTTTTAATTTGGGGAAATGCATATGCACAGATCATACGAAATGGGAAAGGCGAGGTGCTTTCTCTGTATCCGCTACTTCCAAACAAGATGAGTGTGGAGAGGGACAGTAATGGAGTGCTGTATTATGTGTATTCCCGTTATACAGATGAGAATCCCAACATGAAAAAGATGGGAGATATCATCTTAAGGCAGGAGGATGTGCTTCATATTCCCGGACTTGGATTTGATGGTCTTATCGGTTACTCACCTATTGCAATGGCAAGGAATGCTGTCGGTATGACGATGGCATGTGAGGAATATGGTGCCAGTTTTTTTGCTAATGGTGCAAATCCCGGTGGTGTGTTGGAGCATCCGGGTGTGTTGAAAGACCCGGCAAAGGTAAGGGATTCTTGGAATGCAGTGTATCGTGGAACGACCAATGCCCACAAGATTGCCGTACTTGAGGAAGGGATGAAATACCAGCAGATAGGTATCCCACCGGAGGAGGCGCAGTTCCTGGAAACAAGAAAGTTTCAGATTAACGAAATTGCAAGGCTGTTTCGGATACCGCCACATATGGTCGGTGATTTGGAAAAGAGCAGTTTTTCTAATATTGAGCAGCAGTCCTTGGAATTTGTGAAATACACACTTGACCCGTGGGTAATCCGATGGGAACAGGCACTTAAAAAATCCCTTTTTCTGCCGGAAGAGAAAAAAGAGTTTTTTATAAAGTTGAATGTGGACGGTCTGCTCCGTGGAGATTATCAGAGCCGAATGAATGGTTACGCCATCGGCAGACAGAATGGTTGGCTGTCGACCAACGATATCCGTGAAATGGAAGATATGAATCCATTACCGGAAGAGGAAGGTGGCAATCTGTATCTTGTGAACGGTGCGATGACGAAGCTGAAGGATGCAGGAGCATTTGCCAAAGAGGGAACGAAAAGCACGTCAGAGGAAACCGAACCGCAGCAACCACCAGACAATAGAAACAGAGGAGGTCTACGATGAAACGAAAGTTTTGGAACTGGGTCAGAAACGAGGGGGAAAGAACCCTCTTTTTAAATGGAGAAATCTCAGATGAAACATGGTACGGGGATGAGGTTACCCCTAAGTTATTTAAAGACGAACTGTTATCCGGCGAAGGGGATATTACCGTATGGATAAACAGTCCGGGCGGTGATGTGTTTGCAGCTGCCCAAATCTACAACATGCTGATGGACTATAAAGGTCATGTGACTGTGAAGATTGACGGTCTTGCTGCTTCGGCAGCCTCCGTGATTGCAATGGCAGGAACAAAGGTGCTGATGAGTCCGGTGGCAATGATGATGATCCACAACCCGGCTACGATAGCCATTGGAGATACAGCAGAGATGAAAAAGGCAATTGAGATGCTTGATGAAGTCAAGGAATCCATTATGAATGCCTATGAAATCAAAACCGGATTGAACCGCACGAAAATCTCACATCTGATGGATGCAGAGTCCTGGTTCAATGCAAAGAAAGCTGTGGAACTTGGGTTTGCGGATGAAGTTCTCTTTGATAAGGGAAAAGAGGAAAATTCGGAAGAAAAGGAAGAGGAATTGGAAGCCATCCTGTTTTCAAGGTCGGCTGTTACCAATTCCTTTTTTAATAAGCTGATTCCCGGAAAGCCGGAGAAAAAGGTAAACATTAGCGAGCTTGAAAAGCGGCTCAGTCTGTTAAAGCCATAAGGAGGGCAATTGATCATGTGTTGTTAGAGACGGATGCACCATTTGCACTCAAAGTTCAACACATAGATGAAATAGAAAAGGAACTCAAAAGAACCATGTCGAGGATATC